CGGCAGCCACCTGGTGCCGGCAAAGTCCGCCATTGTTTTGATACCCACAACGTCTCAGACCATGCCGAAACGTTCCCATATCCATCCCAGACACGAGCTCTAATTTGATAGTCTCCATTAGCCATCGTTGAAACAAGAGTGCGGATAGGGATTTTCCACGCACCAGCAACAAGAGACCATCCAGTCGTCAATTGCCACATGGCTACTGGGGCGCCGATAGCCGACAAGACCTCTACATCGACTCTCGCTAGTATTACTGGTGGAATCGCCGAGGTATATACGTCATCGAACACAATCGATATTGTCTCCGTGTTGTACACTAGACACGGGTCCGACTGTGTCGCACCGGCACCGAGGATCAGCATGGCGAAAACGCAGGCGAGAAGAGCATTGTGTATGTGTCTCATTCCATTCCTCATATGTTCACCGTGGCGATGCCGTCCGCGTTGAACGCCACCGTAAAGGTTCCGCCGTTCGTGGCCGTGTCAGTAAAATCCACATAGAAGAGCAGGCGACTGGTGGTGTCGTTCGCACCGCCTTCCTTGATAATGATCGCGGCGACAACGGTTTGCCCGCTGGCGAGCGTCCAAGCCGATGGGTCGGCGGCGTCGATCTTCACCCAGTTATTCGAGTTGTCCACAGTCATGGTCTTGCTCGCGAGCGCCTTGCGGCCGGCACCGCCCCATCCGCGCGCGTAGCCCGAGACGTTCGTCTCGGCATCCACTGGATCGTTCGCGCCGCCAGCGTCGGCAACGAGATTGTCTGCGTCGTACGTGTACGAGGTTGCGTTTGACAACAGCATGATTTTGATGGTGTTGTCGCCAACGAAGTCGATCGTACGATCGAGGATCTCTTTTACGCCTGTGGTGTAGCCATAAGATGCCATGTTTTACCTCTTTATCTTAGCTGCCGGCGGCAGCCGCCTTTATTTCCAAAGAAAACGACTGACCGGGTAGCTTGCCCGTCGGAAAATTGGCATACACTTGCCCTACCCAGCGCCCAATGCGCGTAGCCGCCCAGCCGCTTGCTATGGTGGCCTCGACGCCGTAATCTGCCGCGACGATGGGATCGCTGAGCGTCCCAGCTGGGTACGAGGATATCGCCGTGGCCGCGAGCGAGACAGCAACGTCGGTGTCGATGTTCCTGAAATCGATCGTGATCGATGTCGCCGAGGCGATCTCGGCAAGCCAAGTACGGATTTGAAGTTTCTGCCCGTAGCCGGTTGAGTAGATCTCGATGTCAGCCATATGCGTCACCCTATGCCAATGTTAAGAAATGGCAATTGCCGCGATATTCACAGATTTCAGCACCATATCGTTGTTTGCGTGGCCAGCCTGAGCCAGCAACGAGTAGGTGTGCGCAGAACCGCTCACGGCGGTGTCTATCAAAAAGTGAGATATTAAATACGGAATGACGTAGTCGGTGGAAGGAACGCATCCTGCGTGCGTTAGCGCTGTGGCAGAAACTATGTCAGTTGCATTGCGTGTTATCTTGTATGATGCCGCAGCACCTTCTACTTTCTCCCATGTCACCCACGCGGCTACCATCACCAAAATTTGGGAGCCAGACGCAATTGGCGTCAATGAGCTTGTTGTTGCGAGTGTAGAAAATGATGTTCCGTGGATGTGCGATCCGTCTGCAAGATGTACCGCACCACCTCGTCCCCACGGCATCCCGCTGCTAAGATCTATGTTCGTCGCCAGCACCCGCTTGCTGTCGCTGCCGTCGTGATCATGGCCGGTGCTCGTGTCGAGCTTTCCGCGCAGATAAGAACAGCTCGCGGCGTTGGCGCCGTCTGTGCCGTCTGTCTGCGTCGGCAGCCCGGTGATGGCGTTGGCTCCCATGGCGATCGCGCCGGTCATGGTGCCGCCGCTTTTTGTCAGCATCAAGTCGGCGTAGTCCTTGCGAATCAGCTCGGTAGCGTCGTTGGGTGCAGAGCGCGAGCTGGTGATCTTGTTCGCACCCATGACGACCGCACCCGTCAGCGTCCCGCCCGCGAGTTTCAAATATGTCGCGTCGGCGTAGGAGACGTTCACGCCGTCGGTGCTTATCGTCGGGTTCGCCATGCCCTTGATTTGCTGCGTGCCCATGTAGAGCGCACCAGACATCGCGTTCCCCGCGCCGCCCGCCTTTGGTAGCAGCCCGAGGTTCGTCAGGTTGGCATCTCCGATCAGCCGCCAAGTCGCGCCATCGTAGACGTAGATCAGTTTGTCGTCGGTGTCGTAGAAAAGCTGCCCGGCAACAGGCGTCGATGGCGCAGTCGAACCAGAGAACATCGTCCGCAACGACGCGTAAGCATCGTTCAAGTACGTACGCGAATCACTCAGCGTGTCCGTCGTGAGAAGCGGTAAATGCCAGGTCTGTGACATATCAATACCCCTGCGCCATGAAGTTCATGTATCCGGCGACGTTCGTGCCTGCGCCGTTCCAATACCGGACTTGCATCTGCGTGTTACTCACGCTGTAGATCTCTATCATGTCCCCGGCACCACCGCTACTAGCAATCGCAACTACTTTTGGCGTGATGTTGAACCCTGGTCCATAGTTGGTCCAGGTGATCGTGATCAATCCGGTGCCGAGAGATACTGCCCGCGCCGAAACCACGAAGTCGGGAACGTCGATTGTGGTAAGCATTTGCTCTATCGTGGCTGAATACGCTATAGAGTCGACCGTCACGGTGACACGGAACTTATAATAGCGCGCCGTGTACTCGCCGGGCACGAAAGGTTGATATGCGCCAAGCGCCCCCGACGTATTGCCGTACTTAAACTCGAGCAACACGGCGATGTGATCGGTGCTCGTGCCCGACCAGCTGGACGCCACCGCCGTGGCACTACCCCAGGTAAACGTCGATCCCGCCCACGTGACGCTCAAGTCTACCTGCGACGTGGTTACCAAACATGCCATAATCGAGCGCACCACGGATGCGCAGTCGAGCTCAGGCGTCTCGTAGCTGCCCGTCACCTGGCCCGCGTTGAGGTCCAGATACGACCCGTCAACCGTCATTTGTGTCTTGGTGCCAGTCCAGCCTGCCGTGGACTCATTACGTTCGATCACCAAGTTCTCGGCGATCCGACCGTCGATCGTCGGGTTGACGTATCCCGCTGTGGCGCTGTAGATCCCGCTTGTGTTGTACGCCTTGATCAGGAAATACTGGTTGCCGGGTGAGAATGACACCGTGTCGTACTCTGTTCCCGAGATCCCGGTCGCCAATAACTGCGCCGCCGTCCAGGACGAGACGCCGTACCTGATTTCGTATCCGGCCAGGTCGGCACAGTCAACAGCCGTCCACGTTATGTGTAGCGAGTTCCCCGCGCGAGTGACGGCCAAACCGGCGACGTTCGGGGGGGCTGTCGTGCGTCCTTGGATCACAATCGTAGAGTACGGACACAGGTCGGCGGACTTGTGTAATCCCCATGGGCTCACTGCGGCCACGGCCACATGGTATGTGGTTCCGTAGACTACACCCGAGTCGATCGTGTACACGCCCGCCTTGCTGATCCCTACGTATTGCCAGGCCGTCTTGTTGGATTCTCGCCACCACACCTCTGCCGCGGCGGAGTCAATCGGCAGCGAGTACGTGACGTCGATAACGTTCTTGATCGTCCCGTCCTTCTCGATTTGAGCTCGCTCGGTAACGACCAAGTTTTCGACGTCGCCAGGGATCTTGTTGGGGTTCGGCAGGGTCGTGTAGGTGATCTCGCCCAGGTCGGTGATCGTATCGTCGTAGAGCTGTGCATCGTATTCGACGCACTCAATCTTGCATTCTAGGTCGCTTGTGCGCTCGATCGACGTAATCAGGAACGGCCGTGTCGAGATCGCCTGCAACCCGAATGAGAACACGTCGCCGGCGGCGGGGATCGCCGTCCAGTCTGGGCCGACGATGACAGACGTGTATGTGCCGGCGGATGTCGATACTATGCGCGTTTCGATGGCGTCGTTGGCGTGGCGCACCATGACCTCGTAGGTGCTGCCTGCGGAAATTGTGACCGGCGCGTCAAATGCGACCGTGTTGTTCGATCCACTCACAACGCGACCGCCCTGACCCCATGCCGGGGTGTCGAACTGGACCTCGATCCTGTCGCCTGGTTCACAGGCCAAGGCCTCGATCGACGTCTCAAATGAGCACATCGCCGTAAGCAGGCGATTCGCCCGCGCCAGGAAGCGCGCCTCGCGTAGCGCGTGCGCCCGCCTAGTGATCCCCCACATCGGCGTAGTCTGGCATCTGTATGGATCGCCCGCGTCGACGTCAGGGTCTACGTACGACTCGTAGTCATGCTCGTAGTCGGACGCCTCGTTCAGGAACTGAATTTCCCACGCATTGGCCGATGTCTTGGGCGATTGATAGGAAAGAGCGAACGAACCGCGCTTGATGTTCCCGATCGTGAAGAGCTGCACCGCGGTTGCCGGTGCCTGGAAGACCGCCCTGATAGAGTCGGCCTGCATAACGATGGACGCTCTCGCGCAGCGCGCCAACTCTTGCACGCGATCCCATGCCGAGCTCGCCGAGTCGATCACCACGTCCATGCAATGACGACGGTGATATCCGCTGGCCCCGTTTGTCACCAGAGCATTGCAGTAGTCTGCGAAATTGATAAACGATGAGAGGGTGATCTGCGTGGGGTCAAGGTGCGCCCCGATTCCGTAGTGCGTATCCGTCAATACGTCGTAAATGATCCATGCCGGGTTGCGCGTGCACTCGATACTGTAAGCCATCGAGTCAACGAACGCGAACCCGCTGAAATTAGATCTGCTCGTTCCTGTCGCGTCGAGTGTTACCGCGCTCGCACATCCCACTCGTACGCTCGTGGGCATATCGGCGCGTGTAAATTGAGCTCGTTGCGTCCAGGTCGAGCCGTCGACAGACGTGTAGCAGGTGAACACGCTACCAGCGCGCGTAATCCTGAAGTAGCCATCGGTGGACGTCGCGTAGTCATTGAGGATGTTGCTGCCGTTGGCGGCGTGCCTGACATACCACCGCTGCGTCGACGTGGGGTCGTATTGGTATGATCCGACCCAGATCCAGTCCGACAGATCACTCGGAGACTGGACGAGGAGCATCGTCAAGACACCAGCGGTCCCGCCGGTAGTGACGCCGCGTACGCGCACATCAAAGTTTCCCGTCACATCCTTGTAAACGTAGGGTCCATCCCTCTGCGTGTTATTCCATGTCGTTGTTGCGGCTGTGTGCAGAACCGACAAGTTGCATGTGGTCCAGGAATGCGTATTGATGCTTGTCGCGTTGGCGGTGTTCGTCGCCGACCAGCCCCACAAGGCCTCCCCGTCAGCGGATATCGCCTGCTGCGTGTCCTCACCGAAGTCGTCATCGGGGTGGTACACCACGCACTTCTTGCCGTGTACCAGGCTGGTGATCGTTGGCATCGCACCGCTGAGCTCTTCTCTGGCGATCGCCTTCAGGCTCACCGTGGCAATCCCGTTGTAAGCGACGTCGTCGTAATTGATCTCTTGAACGCCGATCAGGTACGTTGACGAGACTTCTAATGTGCCGTCGGCGGCCGTCACGCGCTCAATTTGCAGCTCGTACTTGCACGCCGCACCAAAATCGATCCGGTAGGCGTAGTTATACGCCGAACGCGTCTGGGCGCTGAGCGAAATCATTTGCCAGTTACCGTACGATGCCGCGCCCTGCTGGCGATAGCACACCCGATGCTGCACTTCATAGGGCAAAAATGCGCCCTTATTATTCATGCGGTAAAGGCCGCTTACACATCTGAGCTGCAGCTCAACCGCCTGGCAGTCGTCGCTCGTCGTGTACGAATACGTGGATGCCGTGATCTCGGAGTTCTGTGCAATCTGCACAATCGCATCGTCAAATCCCGGCACCACTGCCTGATCCCACGATCCCCTACGGTAGGATACGGACAGACTGCTAAACGACGACGCGGGGTTGTCGTTAATCTTGAGCGCGTCTCCGATCGCCGCACCAGTCAGGTCGTCGGCATCTACAACCTTGCCATTGATCGCGCTCACAGGCCCCGCGCCCAAGCCAACCTGGACGTAGAGCTCGTTCTTCCCGTCAGACTTGGCCTTGGTGAACGACGATAGTATGTGCCCGCCCATACGTTGCCGGCCGTACAGGATTGGTATTGGCGTGCCGTTGGCGGTCGTGTTCTGGATGCCGTCCCAGCCGTATGTCTGCGACTCGGTATCGACGCCACGGCGAGACTCAGCCTTCGGTGTCGGTAGCAGGGCGCGCACAAGCGCTGAAATCCCGATCGACACCGCTATAGCGATCGCGATATTGACGGCGACTGCCGCGATACTGCCGGCCACGCTCACGCCCGCCGCAAAGGCTGAAGCGCCACCGATAAAGATTGCTTCGCCGATGCCGAATCCTGGTTGCGCCCGCAAAATCACCTGGTCGTGTTCGCCGAACCGGAAGGCATCAAGGAAGGCGGTGTTGTCCTGTACTACCGCCCCGTTGTGGATGATCCGCACGTGCTGCGTCTCGACGCCCTGCGGCAAGAGTTCGCGCACCGACTGCCCTACTTCCGCTCTCACCGAGTAGCGGTTGTGTAGCAGGATCGGGTCGCGGATTACGATCAGTTCTGGCATGGAACGCCCTTGTGCCTGTAGATCGCGGTCACAAACTTCTGATACTTGGCATACGACGAGATCACTACGCCAATTTTGTCGAGAGTATGCAACAAACGCCCACCGTGTAGGTAGATCCCGCAGTGCGTTGCGACGCCTGCGTTGTTGTAGGCCATGCAGACGAGATCCCCATCGGAAGGATCGGAAACAAGCACCCAGTCGGTTGTGCGATATTTCTCGAAAACGTTTGACTCTGGCGTCGCAAAGATGTCGTGATACTCTTCCAGTGGATCCACCAACTCGATGCCGCGCTGCCGATAGAACTCTAGGCACAGGCCCCAACAGTCGAGTCCCGCGAGCGTGCGGCCGCCGAAGACGAACGGAATCCCGATCAGGTCGGCATGGCTCACATGATCCTCCCCCGCGGTATCGCGGGCGCCCCGCCATACCTGAGCGTGTTCTTGTGCGCACGGCAGCCATTGACGCCATCGAACGACTGGTCGCAGGTATCGAGCCCGCCAGAGTTGACGCGCAGGTAGTCGAAGTACATGGCCTGCGTGCTCGCCGCTGCGTCATTCGTCCCTGCGAACCCGATTCGTAGCGCCGTCGGCAAGCTGACGTATGTGCCCGTGCCCTGTTGTGTCCAGGCGTCAGCCGCGGCGGACTTGCTGTACCACGTCACCGTCGAGCCAGAGCGCACGATCCTCGCATACTGGTGGACAGAGCCAACCGCAGTCACGGTGCTCGTGCCGCTTGCCGTGCTTATCCTGGCGAGTTGCTGCGTTGGTCCGGTGGTGCAGCGCCACCTGAACCCCACCCAGTTCGCTGAGTCTGCAGAGGTCGCCAAGAAGAGCACGCCGGCGTTGACAACTGAGATACTCGTCGGCGTGAAGTACGTCTCTATGTCGAAATTGCCCGTGAGCTCTCGATAGACAAATAGCCCCGCGTGGTTGGCATTCAGCCACTGGCGGTTCGCGCCCACAAGATTCAGCATCAGGCTGCCGGATACCGAGAAGGCTATGTCAGCCGTGGCTGTGTCGGCGTGATCGACGAACCAGCCCCCGAGCTTCTCAAACGGGCCGCCCGAAGTGCGGGCGTCGGCCAAGTCTTGCTTGCTGCTCGGGCCAAACTCGTCACTCAGGTAGCCGCAATGCACATCCTTGAACTTGTGCCGGCAGCGCGAGCGGATGTACCTGTTGCGTGGCAGCCGCTGAGCGACGATGTTCTCGCGGCCAAGGTCGAACACCGCGACCTCGTCTGTAATTGTCACCTGGTCGATGCGATACGTAAAGTTGATCTGCGCCGCCGCGTTGGCGAGCTGCGTGGAATGCACCAGGCGGACGGTCACATTGCGCCCGAGCAGTTCCGAATTCTCAAGGTATGCCGACACTTGGCGCGTGGCATTGCTCACACTGATCCGCAGTCCCTCGATCCGGCCTTGATTTGTCTCTGTGAGTGCCTCGACGTAAGCCGGCAGCGCCGTGTATAGGTCGCCGTCGTACGTGACGTTCTCGGGGTAGATAGCCCATCTGATTGTGGTGCTGCCGTCAAGGTCGAGTAGCAGAAGCCGGACGTAGGCGTCAGTGCTGTAGAGCCGGTTCTTTGCGAGGATCAGGGTGCTGTCGAGCGCCTTCATTACCAGACCTCGATCAGGTTTGCTCGGCATGACCACGCCACGCCCGAGCCCTTTGTGAACTTCATGCTGTCCTCGGCGAAACAGGCCGTGACCGTCTCGACCAATCCGTTGACCGTCTGCGGCGCGGCACCACCAGCGTCGTATCCGCCAGTAGGTTCGGTCCACGTCCCGGCCGTGAGCGTGATCTCCGTTGCCTGCTTGCACAGAGTGATCGCCGTCGCGCCCACGTAGACCCATGCACGATCGACGCCCACGGGAAACCGCGGCACCGTGGCCGTGAGCAGGTAACCGCTCGACACTGCGAGCGAGGTCGTCACATAGCTGGGTGTCGTCTCTGCCGTCGCCGATGCCCACGAGAACCCGACGTACCGTGTACGCGCACCAAGCGCCCCGCCGGCGGACTGCCCCAGCACGGGACCAGCATACGGCCGCGGAACCTTCTCGCCGGGCGTCCAGTAGAACGGGTTGGCGGCCCCCTTGTGCTCGCGGTAGAACGCCTGCAGCACCTCGGCTTCGTTGTTGGTGGCGATATTCCACACCAGCGCCCAACGACGCCGCGAGCGCGGCCATTGCGATCGAGTCTGGAAGACACCATTCTGGAACTCGCTTTTGATCGTGTAGTTCTCGTACTCGACCTCGAGCGGGAACTCTGGGACGATCGGTAGCGTTTCCATCTTCTACACCGCCTGCAGCGCGCCGCGTAGTTGCTGGTCACGCCCCATGGCCTCCTGGATGATCTGCGAGATCGTGTTGCGCTGGCCGACAAGCATGCGCTGCACACTCGGGCCGTCCACCGCGTTGATGTTGAAATTGACCGTCACGCCTCGCCCACCGCCGCCCTTGAGGTCGACGGGGATCCTGCGCCCGTCTGGCAAGGGCACCACAGCCTCGGGGCCAGCCTCGCCCGCGATCGTGATTCCGTCAGTTATTCCTCCAGCCGCGGCCAATTTAATGTTGCCGCCAAAGTCTTGCGGCCCAAGGCGCGTATCAACTCCATTGCCCATGCCTCCAGAAAACATTCCGCCAAGACTGGATAGCGCGGAACCTCCGGCCTGAATCAATCCAACCATCATATTGCGAGCCATCATTTGAGACAGCATGCGAGCCATGTCAGTGACGAACGCGCGCAGATATTCCTTGAACGTCTTCATCTTCCCCATCATCGTATCGAAGAACACGTCTGCAACCGACAGCTCTATGTTGTTGAATGTTCCGACGACAACACTTTGAACCGAACCCATCGTTGCCACAACGGCCGCATAATATTCGTCCATGCCCCTCTTCGCGCTAGCCCACATCGAGCTTGCTGCGTCTGATATCGGTGTGGCGGCCAATTGACTCGGTCGAGTCTCCTCGGAAAATTTACCGTTCATCGCGTCGACGTTGGCGTCCATTGTCTGAGACTTTCTAAACGCCTTACGCATCTCGTCGATGCGTCTCATTTGATCTGCGTTGGCAACGGTGTGACCGACAGGACCAGCCTTAGCCCCGAGCATTCTTCTTGCTGCTTCGGCACTCTCAAACACACCACCAGCGCCGTACGGAACTCCACTTTCAGTCTTCATTGGAGAGTTCGGTGCTGGCGTCATTAGATTGAGCGAACGCGCAGCTGCCTCAAGCAATGGACTCGCCGCCGTCGCAATAAAACTGGCGAGCTTATCCTTCGCGTTATCCCATGCCGCACCCATGCGCGCGACGTTTGTTGAAACCGACGACGTGTTGTCGCCGAGCGTCTTCATTCTTTCTGCGGCGACTTTCCATACTTCCCGCGAGAAAAAGCTCTGGCGACCCTCGGCGGTTAGATCCGACAACGTAATGCCCAACCTCTTCGCGGCGGACTCGAGGTTGATCGTGATCCCGATCGATCGCAACGACTCGGTTTGTTGCGACACGAGCCCTTGCGTCAACCTCTCAATGCCCTCTTGCGAAGACAGGCCCATTGCGCTGCCGAGCTTGCGGCCAACCAACACCAGACGCTCAAGCTCTATAGAACTGTTCGCCACACCGGTGAGCATGGCCTTGTTCGCCACAGTCATCAATTCCAGATCGCTGATGGTCCCCGACGCGGCGGCGCGCAATCCAGCCATGGCTTCTGTTGTGTCGAGGCGTATGCCCTCCGCAAGCGTCCCAAAGGCGACGCTCGTTTTATCCACCTTTGCGCCAAGCTGTACCATGTTTGTGGCGAACCCTGCCACTTGCCCGGTGAGCCAGCCGACGACGGCCGCCTTCGCCACCAGGATACCGCCGCCGAGCTTATGCCACGACGATTCCATTGTCTTGGCGCTCTTGTCCGTGTGCTTCACAATCTGATCGAGTTGCTTCGTGAACAGGTCACGCAGCTTTACGACAATGGCGAGTTCGGCTTCGGTGCTCATGCCTTAGTCTCCTTGCGAAACTCGCCGCGAATCCCGAGTGCCGCGAGCGCCCCCTCGCAGAACGACGCCGCCTGATCGAGCCAGCCGCCGGGGTCAGGCAGCACCCCGCATTCGATGAGCGATGCACTCTGGATGACGCGGAACTCCCGCGGGCCGGCCAGGGCATAGGGGCAGCGCTTGATCACCACGTCGCCCTCCATGCGCAGCCAGTGCTCCTGGCGCTCTGTGTCTTCCGTGCAGCCATACTCACGTCGTTTCGCCTCGTCACAGTTCACGCATGACCGCCGCGGGACGCGACCTTCGCTGATCGCGACGGCCATGGTCAGTTTTTTCTATCCGCGTCGCTTAGCGCCGAACGAGAGAAGATCTCCAATGCCAGTTCCATCTGCACCTGCGAGGGCAGGCGTGCCAACGTGTCGTCCTGTGGTATACCGTTGCGGTCGAACACGCACGCCACCTCTCGTCCGCCGGCGTCCCGTAGATTGCGCCATCCCGCGAGCCCGGCCTTGAGCACCTTCACCTTCCAGGTGCCCATCGGTACATCCTTGAAGTCACCACGCATCAAGTCTTCAATTTCCGACCTGGCGCGCAGTGTCAGTGGCCGCAAAACGAACACCGTCGGGTTGTCGATTTCGCGCTCTTCAATGAGCTTGAAGTCCCACTCTTCGCGTGCGCTCAGTGCTATCATTCCTACCCTCCTTACGAATGCGTAATCGTGAGCTCGTCCTCGCCCGCCGCCGCCGATCCGCGCAGGTGGTAGGCAATCTGCGCCGTGGCCACGCCATCGCGGTCGCCCTCGGTGATATCCGTGATCTGCAGCGCCGGCGCGGCAAACGCGATCGTGTTGCCCGTGCCACTTCCGAGATTCATGGCCAACGAACCCGTCGTCGGCGTGTGCCAATAGCTGTAGAGATCCTGCGTCGCCTTGAGCACTAGGTCTAAGTCGAACGACCCATTCGGATCCCTGCCGACGATCTGCGCGTAGGCAAGACCTGTCGCCGAATTGGCGTTGCTTCTGAGCGACACCGAGTTGCCCAGGTCAAGATCGAACTGCGAGAAAATCGACGTGGTCCACGCCGTGCCGAAGTTGAACGTGCACGCCGAATTCCTGAACGCTGCTGGCGTCGTCGTCTCGTAGGTGACGCCTGAGAAGAGCGCCGTGTCAGACTCTGCCGAGAAGATCCCCTGGAACGAGAACTCGGCGTACATGATCTGGTTGGCCGTCCCGCTGAACTTCACGTTGCCGCGGGCACCGTACATGAGGTAGTTCTTGCCGTCGATCCGCGCGCACATGGTCAGCGTCGCCGAGTCGGCATCGTCGCTATCCGGGGCGTAGATGACATTGGCGGCGATCGTCTGCGAGAAGCCGCAGCCACGCAGAAGGACGCCGAAACTTGGCGGCGTCGCCGCGGTGCCACTGCCCTTGATCTCGACCTTGCAGTCCAGCGTCATGGTCTTAACACCGGGCAGGGACTTAATTTTAGACAACGTCGCCTTGATTGGCGACCTCGGCATGGGCTCGGCGTTGACCTTCCAGCTGACAACCTCGGCGAGAATTCCCGCATCCGCTGCCGCCAGCGTCTCGAGCGAGCCCTTGGTCGCCTCGACCTTCGCCGCGATCTGACATTTCCTGCGAAGCATGAGTCTGTTCTCCTATGCCGTGTACGGGTCGCCGACGCGGTGCCTGTACTTGATCTCAATTTCCAATACCGTGCCGCCAAGGCCCTCGAGCTCTTCGCTTACGGCCTCTCGGGCAGCCATTACCTTCGTGTCGATCGCAAGTCCGCCGAGGCTCGGATCGACGCCGAGCGCCTTCTCGATATCCGCCTCGAGGGCGTCGATCGCCGCCTCGAGCTCGCGCCGTTCCTCGACCATGGCGAGCAGCGTCACCGTCATGGTCGCCACCGTGCTCGAGACGAGGTGATCCTTGCGCACGTCGGCCGAGAGAATGCACACGGCATCCATGTTGGCCATCGCCGGGATCCCCGTAGCCGAGCGGTGAACACTCTTCACCGTCCGGGTGTAGCCGTTCGTCGTCGTCACGGTAGTCAGGCTTGCAAGCAGCGCGTCGAGGATCTGTGTCTTACGGGCGTCCGCCACGGAAGATCCTTTCCGCCGTCTGGGCGAGCTTGTCTGAGAACACCTTGACGTAGAGCCTGATCGACTCGGCGAACTTCATGCGCGGCTTGATCGTCACGCTCTTCTTGAGCTGGAACCACGCCTGTGCGCGGCCCTTGTTCGAACGCGACGCCTTGCCGCCTTCGGTCTTCTTCGCGCCCATCAGGAACACCTTGCCGCTTGGCGCCTTGTACACCCAGAACGTGTAGTCCTTGGGCAGCGTGTTCCTGAGCGATCTCCCATGCCCGCTTGGGTAGCGCGGGACGCCCGCGGGGGTCACCGCCGGACTGCCCATGAGCGGAATCGCCAGCGCCTTCGCCTTCTTGGCCGTGATCTTCCCGCCGTGTTCCTGCAGCCTCGCGTACGGCGCATCGGTCGCGAACCGCGTCTGCGAATCCAAACCCTTGCCTGAGACCTCGAATCTGAAGCTCCTCGCGAGGCTTCCGGTACGACGCCTGAGCGCCCCGGATCCGCCGCTGAGCCTGCTTGCCACGAAGCGCTTGAGTGCGTAGCGCGACCAGTCGACAAGGCTCGTACGTGTGCCCGTAGAGAAGTCCTGCGACATCTTCTTGAGCGTTGCGTTGAGCTTCGCGTGCGCGACCTCGAGGGTGGCGGTCTCGGCACTCATACCGCTGCCCTCCGATACGACTTGAGCACTTCCTCGACGCCTGGCAGCCAGGCAACGTCGCCCTTCCACGATACCGATGACTCGCCGACGCTGATCGAGTCGGCGCCGATCTGCTTACGCGTGTTGTACAAGAACATCGTCTGCCGCGCCGCGGCCTGCGCCAAGTCGGGGTAGGTCGCCATGAGCTTCTCGGTCGTCGCCGCCATGCCGCCTGTGTACACGACCTTGAGCGCCTGGGGGCCGGGCGCAAGACCGGTTCGAACGTACAAGATTCCCGTCTCTACAGCCACCCTGTATGTCGTGGCGTCAACCGCAGACGTGAACAGCCACGTCGGATCGTTCCAGACACCTTCGCCAGTGCCAACGATTGACGTCACCGGTGTGGACCGCAGAGCAAACACGAAGTCGCCGGCGTCGACGTCGAAGTATTGCGTCTGTTGTACACGTTGTACGACGCGGTTCATGAAACGCTCTGCCTGTGTCGAGACGGCCTCGATCATGTGCTCGATAAGCGCGTCGTGCTCGGTCTCATCCCCCTTGATGCCGACGAGTGCCTTGACGTAGGCGAGTGTCACGAACTCCATTGCGTTACTCACATCTGCCGGTTGAACGGCGTCACCATCGCGCGGTTGCGATAATGGCGCACCATTTTTCTCTTCACGTCCTCTCTGGGCGTGAACTCCTCACATCGCCTGCGCTTCTGCTCGCAGGCCGTCGTCTCTTCTTCTAGTGCGATCTGTTTCTTCTGTCTCATGACAGTGTCTCTGCATACAGGCTCGTCCAGGGCGAGCGAGGTGAGTGTCGCTCGCCCTGGAACAAGCGTTTTTTAGACTAGGACGTCGTGTCGTCGATCAGGCAGATAGAATTCGGGTTACGTGCTCCGAAATCGCAGGAGTACGTTGCCCTGATTTCGATCGAGTTCTGCGCCCAGGCGTTGCCGCCCGTGTCCGTCGCAGCGAGCTCGACACCGCCCCACTCGGCGAGCATCATGTCCGTCATACGAGCGAGCACGAGATTCGCCAGCGCCGTGCCGGACCCCTTCGTCTCGGCAATCGAGACGTTGGTGCTCAGGTACACCGGAATCCCGCGGATCTGCTTGAGAGGCGCCATCTGGATGTTGCCAGGGATGCCACTCTGCGGGTTATAGAGGAAGTTATTCGCCTCGGAAGCTACGATAAGTTGCGTAATGTTGTGCCACGTCCTCGGGTGCATGATAAACGCGCGCCCGTCCTGGGGAACGTTGTCCAGGTCCAGCTCTAAGATCATGTCGTCCAGCAGCGCCTGCGTGATCACGCCGCCGTTCGTGCCGATGTCCACGTTGTTGATCGAGGACGCATTGGCCATGCCGGTTGGGCACGGGGAAGCGGTGGTCGGCAGACCCTCAATGCACGCCTTGTCAACTGCGGCCGCCAATGCGTTCGCCATGTCCTCGCGGACGATCTGCTCGGCCGCACCGGCCGACGTATTGACGAGGAACTTGCTGAGCTGCACGCGGTGCGCAGCGAATTTCGGGCTCAACGACAGCTGGCCTGGCGTCGGCGAGCTCTCGGTGATCGACCCGTTCTGCGCGAGCCAGTACACCGTGCCGCCTGCCGTCGCCTTCGGGATCAGTACCGGGGCGCCAGTGCACGGCAGGATGCGCATGCCGGCCTGACGGCATACCATCGCCGAACGATACACGGCGATGAACTCCTCGGGCAGAAACTCGGTTCCGACCCAGTATCCGCCGGCAGAGCCGCTCGCCCACGCGATCGCCTTCTCTTGCAGACCCGCGAACTTCTCCGCGGTCTTCTGCATGCAGCGAAACTCGTAAGGCGCGAGTGCCGGGTTGCGCTGAACCTGCGCCTTCAGGAAGCGGATGATCGAGAACTTGTCGGGGGGCGGTAGGTCCGACGGCGCCTTGTCCTGCGCCTCGCGGATCCGCTGCTCGAACAGCTTCTCCATCGGGTCGCACGCCGTGCCCGGCAACGAGGGGGGGACGCAATCCTCGGCAGTCGGCGGAATCAACGCCTTGCCGTTTTTTTCGATCGCCGTGACGCGTTCGCGAGTCTTCGCGTTGTCCTCGATCATCGGCGCAGTAGCCTTGGCCACGGCATCCGTGACCAATTGTCCAAACTCGTCTTTGGTTAGTTTCATGTTTCTCCTAGCCTTTCAGGCTGTGTGTTGTCAGTGCTCGAAGACGCTCTCGTACAGGGACTCCTCGGTGCTGTCGTCTTCCTCGGCGCCAAGGTCCAACTCGATCAGGTCGTCACTACACTCGACGATCTCCACATCAGTGTCACTGTCACCGTCCGCGGTCCCAGCGTCATCGCCGGCGTCTTTAGCGCCTTCGCCGGCGGCGGCGTCATCAGCTTGCGCGTCGGATAGTGGCCCCCGTGGTGCCGTCTTGGTCGTGAGACCATCGATCTTCTTCTCTAAATCCGCGAATCTCGCATCGAAGCGCGTGAGCGCTGTAATCACATCGTCGAGGGTGGGCGCGGTCGCCTCCTCGGTCGTCTTCTCGGTTTCGTCCGTAACTTCTGGGATCTCTTCCTCGCAGGCGTCCGCAAGCGCGTCCTCGACCGACTCGCGGTTCTCGGCACAGTTCTCGGGGGCCTCGAGGCTCTGCGTGTCTTCGTGCGTATCGGTAAGCCACACGTCGAACGCGCGACGCTCGTCATTCGTCGGCTCTGCCTCGAGGGCCTTGTTCATGATCAGCGCCTCGGGATTCGCACCCACCGGGCAGGCTGAGAGCTCGAGCAGCTCCTGCTTAAGGAACTTCTTCCCCGGCCATACATCCGGTTTAGTCTTCCTGCGCTTGAGCTCCTCCTCGCTTGTCTCGTCAAAGCGCTCGCTCTTGTGCGACTGGAAGCCAACCGAGACGCCCTTAAGGAAGCCTTGTTGATAGTGCTGGAAGACTTGCTCGGCGAACTCGTTGATATCCGCCGGGGCGAACTCGATATCGAACTTGAGCTTCTCGCCATCCTGCACGACGTTTACCGCACGGCCGATGGGTAGCAGGTCTCGTCGATGCGCCCAAAGGAACACTGGATTTCTTTTGTAGTTCTTCGTGTCCCAACCCTCAACCGCGACCTCGTCGCCGTAGCGATCGCGCATTGCGGTGGAACCAACAAACTTCAAAACGCGATTGTTCGCGCCCGTGGCCTTGATTTCACAGTCTCGTAGTTCGAACTTATCCATGACTACTGCTCCTTGCGTTGCGGCAGTTTTAAGCAGCGTGCCGTCGTGAATTATGTTGCTCATGACTTCACCACTTTTTTTATATCCTCCGCCAGTATTTTGACTGCTTCGAGAATGGCGACGATATTTGTTTCGTTGCGCACGCCTTTGGTGAGCAGCTGATCGAGTACATCGTCTACCTTCGCCCAGCGTGTCAGAGCGATTGACTCAAAACGCTCTTGCCGATCGGCGATAGCCTTGATCGCCGCCGTGGTTTGCTCGCGCAATTGGGATAGCGATACCGCCGTCTGCTCGCCTCTTGAGCGTACGTCGTAATACCCACCGACGGCGGTGGTAAATGTCGCCAAGAGCGCCACGGCAGTCGCTACAGTGCCAAGCCAGGTGATACTTCTCTTCGCCATCAGCTCACCGCCATAATTGAACAGCGACAATTGATGACTTCGCCAGGTGGCCCATTGACGTCGCTCGGATACAGGCACCTATTGGGGTATTCTTTGCCAATCGGCCATGCGCCGAGGGCCATGCACGCCAGGTGACTTTCTCGCGTGACCTCGTCTCTAGCCGAGATCCACATGTGTTTCTTTACGCCGGCAATAACCTCGCACTCGCGCTCGACGCCGTTGGCCGCCTGCGCGGTCTCGGTCCTCGCGATCGTCAATGCTCGTGCGCGCGAGTCCCGCATGGACGTGAAGACGTTCTCTTGCAGGGTCGAGATAGAATACCCCTGGAGCTTGGCCTCGACAACGAGCTTGCGCACAACCTCGTTGATGCCCTTCTTGTTGATGTTCTCAACGATCTTCATGGTCTTCGATCTGAGGAACCGCACGATCTCCTTGCGGCCGATCTCGAAATCGAACGACTTCCCCGCCTCGCGGATGTGCCGCTCGATCATGGGGCCGAGGGACACGGCGAGCTGCTTGTAGTACTTGCCGGCCATGGCGGACAAGTCCTTGTCAAACTCGGGTGCGAGCTTGAGGAAGTCCGCGGGCAGGTCGGTGATCGTGCCATTCCAGCCATCGAGCTTGGCCTTGAGCCAGCGCTTGACGCGGTTGAGGTAGGCGCGAGCCGACTCGTTGAACCGCCGTTCGATCGGGTCGCGGCGCGCCTCGCGTTCCTCCCATTCCTTGAGCTGTCGCGGAGTATGGGGGAGCTTGTCGCGGGTAATGACGTCGATGGACTTCGTCGGC